ACTGGTTTAACTCTATGCCACACAAAACTAGGAAACACAATAATAGATCCTTTTGGTAATATCTCTTTACATTGTATCCTATGTTTTGATTCATCTCGCATATGTGGGTCATAATTTCTAAAATCAAATTCTAATTCACCACCTTGGTATTCTGAACCATCTGTCAACTGACAAGTCATAGAAAGTTTTCTTATCTTACCATTGTCTGGGTGATCTTTCCCTTTATCATAAGGTTTATCCCAACTATCACAATGCCAATCGTAGTATTGATTTAATTTATATTTTGTAAACTGACAAGACTCACTCCAGTCCCAATCAAAATTCCAACCTGCATTTTTATTTGCTTGGTGAACATATGGGTGTAATTCTTTATATATCCAAGTATCATTGAGCCAAACTAAATCAGAGTTTCTTTTTCTTTTTAAATCTAATACTTCTTGTTTATTTAATTCTTTATCACCGTAACCACCTGTTCTAGCCATAACCTCTTTTTGTTGGTTAGCATATGCTATTACATCATCACAAAATCGAGGTGTGAGTGCACTTTTAAAATACCAATAATAATTAGATATATTCATATGTTATAGTCTGTACAAAATTTAAACTATCCTTTTGGTTATTAGTTAGATAATACATATTGGTTGATGGAAACATAATAAACATATTGTTTTTTAGTAATATATCCCGGCTTCTACCTTTACGTCTGTTATCCTCATAATGTATTCGAACCATACAATCTTTTACGTTTACACCATAAAGAAGCGTATAATCAGGAGAGTTACGCAAATCCACAGGATCTATATTTAGTAAAGGAATTGTAGTTTCTTGAGGCTTATACATGTTACCCCAAGTTTCTTTATTAACTAAAGTAAATCCATATTCTAAATTTATATGATCTCTCATATAAGTATTTAACATATCAAATGTTCTTGAAAATGGAAAAGGTGAATCTGTAACTTGTGATTTTAAAATATCGTTTTGTAATTTATCTCGGTCAATGTCCCAATCTTTAGGCATTATTACTTCACCGTGATATAAGGCTTGTTCAGATAATACTTTCTTTTGCATACCACCACTTATGCCATAAGTTATTATTTTATTCTATAGAATTTTTTAAATCCCAAGACTGGCCTTCTTCATTCCAATTATATACCCACATATGAGTGCCAGCTTCGTTTTGTGATTGTTGTTCTGCAGTTAAAGCAGGGGCATCACCAATTGGTGATTTCCAATTTGCAGTTGCAGTATCTTTTACCCAAGATGCATAAGGTGATTTAGGCCAAAAGATTTGATTATCTTCGTCCCAAGTATAACCTATACCTGCATAGTTACCTCTGAAAGCTTTAGAGTCATCGCCTGAATTATGTTTATTACCCTGTGTATTGTAAGATGTTTGAATCCACATTTCTGCAGGCCAGTTATTGTGTGTTTGCAACCACTCTTGTCCTACTCTTTCATCTTCAACTCCATCAGCATTTAACATTTTATCGTTATCCATAGTTAACACTTGAATAACTTTTCCGTTAGCTCCTAGTTTTGCAAAATGTGCCATAATTAACTCCTATTATATATTAATCTTAATTACCATTCAACCTATTGAAATTTGTATCTTATTATTACTATACCAGAACCTCCTGTTCCACCTGATCTTGCAGTTGCATCAGGTCCTCCTGTTGAACCACCACCACCTCCACCACCTGTGTTAGCAGTTCCGTTTTGACCATTACCTGCAGTTGTAGAACCTGCTGCTGGACCTCCTGGTCCACCACCACCCGTGCCTCCTGTTCCTGAACCTAAAGTTCCAGAGGCACCACATCTATAAACACCACCACCGCCACCTCCAGCAAAAGCTGTCGGAGTTCCATTAATACTTGTTGTTGCTCCTGCACCACCTGGTCCCCCTCCTGAATTAGGAAAAGGTATTATAAAATCTGTACCAACAGCAGTAGCACCACCTCCGCCACCACCATTTGCAGCATTAGTGCTATAAGGATTATTAGGAGCACCGGCACCGCCATCTTTACCTTGAGCTGGATTTACTGCAGGAGTATTTCCTGACCCTCCTGGAGCAGCTGTGGATGTACAAGGAGCTCCTCCACCACCTCCAGATCCTCCATCTAATCCTGTTGATAATGGTGCTGCTCTTGCACCACCTCCGCCACCTCCAGCAGATGTAATTGCTAAAAATGTTGAAGGGCTTCCTGAAGTCCCTCTACAAGTGCCTGGACCACCAGCACCGCCACCACCAACTGATATTGAATTAGCACCTGCTGATGCTGTTAGAGCAGTGGTTACTAAAGGACTTGCAGTGTAAGGTGTTTGTGGTGATTTGCCCTCTCTAAATCCTCCAGCACCTCCACCACCACCTGCTGAGTAAGGACCTGTTGGTAGATTAGTTCCACCACCACCTCCTCCACCTGCCACTATCATATAAGCTAATTCGTTTGAACCAGCAGCATTACCCGCATTTGACACGCAAAATGTACCTGGACCTGTAAACGTATGAACTTTAAAATTTGTACAAACAGTTGTAACTGTTCCTCCAGTTGCAGCGATAAAAGCTGGTATAAGTCCTGTTTCTGTATCTTCTGCATTTTGTACGTTAATCCAACCTTTTGTTGAGTCTACATAAACTAAAGTTATAGACTGACCATCAACATTTAAAAATACATCGTCTGCAACTCCACCAATTTTATCTGAGCCGGCTGGTGAAACTCTAAAATTGTATGTTGAAAAATTTCTCGCATAATCAGCAAAAGCCACAATTGCACCTGCTGATCCAGCAGGTAAACTCGCTGTAATTTCACTACCTGAATTTATAAAATATCCCTCACCATCAGCTGCTGTAAAATTTGTTGTTTTAAGTGAACTTGTTTGCCAGTCTACAGAACCTGATCTACCAAAGCCTGTTTGCGTTCCGTTATTTGTAATAGTAACACCAGCAGGAATAGTGAATGTATCTCCACTATCTCCTAACGTGACTGTTCCACAATTTGTTCGTGGTGTTAATTTATTTACTTTTATTTCACTCATAATTTACCTATTGAAATTTATACCTTATTATTACTATTCCAGATCCACCTTGGCCACCATTTGCACAAGCGCCACCACCGCCACCACCGCCACCAGTGTTTGAAGTAGCAGTTTGACCAACACCTATAAGGTTACCTGCACCATTACCACCACCACCTAAACCTCCTGCTGGATTTTGAACACAAGTAGGAGCTGAGGGATGGTTTAAAGAACCACCTCCACCTCCACCTCCTGCAAAATATTGTACGCAAGATGAACATTCACCATTACCAGAACCAAAAACGTTAGATGTAAATCCTGCACCATTTCCTCCCACACCTGCTGGAACAGTTAAACCTGTACACGAAGGAGCACACGCTGACGCTGGCGTAGTTCCACCTATAGTTATTGCACCTCCACCACCACCTGCTGAAATCCAACCTGGTCCTTTTCTTGCACCTCCGCCATTAAATCCTTGTGCGGGAGTTGTTGGTGGAGAATTTCCTGTGCCTGCAGTTCCTGGAGAACCACTCGGGTATGGAGTTCCTGCTCCACCACCTGAACCTCCAGGTATACCATTATGACTAGGTGTATTTTGAGTTCCACCTCCACCACCACCTCCAGCAGAAGTGATTGAGCTAAAACTTGAATTTACTCCTGGTGATCCTAAAGTTGTTGTTGAAGTTCCAGGAGTTGCTACTCCATTTGCTCCACCTCCACCTACAGCTATAGGATAACCTGTTGCTGAAACTGTTATTGCAGTTCCACTTGGAAAATTATTAATCGGTGATCCTGGAAAAGCGGGTGTTGGAGAATTTGTTGTATTTAAATAATATCTAAAACCACCTGCACCACCTCCACCTCCGTGATTACCTGCTGCTCCTCCACCTCCAGCAACCACAAGATAATCTACTATATTATTAGCGGCAGTAGTTGCTATCCCACAAACATTAAAAGTTCCTGGTCCTGTAAATGTATGAGTTCTAAAATTACCTATCGATGCAATTGTTCCTCCAGTTGCTATTATATAATTTTCTCCAATATAACCTGTTCCTTCTTCAATCGGAACCCAACCTTGAGTTGCGTCTACATAAACTAAAGTTAAACTTAAATTGCTTGTTTCTAAAACTTTATCTCCTGCGTTACCATCTAAATTTGAACCATTTCTACCAATTGTTAAATTAGCTGTTGCAAAATTTCCATTATAATCTTTTAAACCTACAATAGCTCCAGCGCTTGGAGAACTAGGTAATGTTAGAGTAAATGCTCCACTTGCTGCTGTATCACAAAAATATCCTTCTCCAGATACTGCCGTAAAACTTGTTGTTTTTTTAGTGGTTTGCCAATCGACAGCACCAGTTTTACCAAAACCTGTTTGCGATGCACCTGATGCTAATGCAACTGTTACTCCTGTAGTACCTAAAGTTTGTGTGGTACCACATTTGACAATCATGTTATTGCCACCTTGATCTGTTATATTATCTACTTTTATTTTACTTGTCATAATTATTGAAATTTATACCTTATTATTACTATACCAGATCCACCTGCACCACCAACTCCTCCTGGACCTGGATTTGCTGAACCTGCTCCACCGCCACCGCCGCCAGTGTTAGCTGTACCAGCACATCCATTACCACCACTTCCTGGACCTCCAGCACCACCACCTCCTGGCGTTGCACCTGGTGCTGTACCATTTGGATAATAACTTCCACCGCTTCCGCCACTTGCTCTAGCAGTCGGTGTTCCATTTATTGAACTTGTCGCACCTGCACCACCTAGTGCTCCTGCATAAGCATTAGGATTTGGTGTAACACCTGGGCCAGCACTTTCTGCACCAACTGCAGTTGCTCCACCACCACCAGCTGCACCTCGATATGGACTACACGATGCACATCCTCCATTATTTCCTTGAGGCGGACTAACTGAAGGGTCGTTTCCATTTCCTTTTACTCCTGGTGAATAAGATGCTCCACCACCTGAACCTCCTGGATTTCCACCAAATCTATTAGGAGTTGGACTTGGTGTATTACCTCCTCCACCAAAACCACCACCAGCTGATGTTATTGTTGAAAATATAGAACTAGAACCATTGGTACCAATATTAGGT